TACCTGTTTTTTTATTACGAACATACACACCACTTTTTTTTGATTTACCTGCTGGTAATCTGAATGGTTTATTGAGTGTAACTTTTCTACCTTGATACTCTGCCATTATGCTTTAACCTTTGGTTTTGGAAGTGGTACAATTGCTTTTTCAGAACATATAAATTTAATAAAAATTTTATTTTTATTTACATCCTCATAACCTATTTCTTCTAGTTTAAGAATTGACTCTGTATTTCCAGCTATCATACAAGAGTAACCATCAACGAATAAATCAGGATATTTATAAGGTGGTAAGCAAGTGTTTGCTACAGCAGAACACATTATTAAATTTAAAACAAATTCCATTAATCGTCTTTCTTTTTAAGTTTATGAAGCTCATCTTCTAAACTTGTAATTTTTTTATTAGCATCTTCTAAATCTTGTGCTGAATGTTCTAATTTTTGCAGACATCTTTTGTTAGCACTATCTTTAGATTTACCTGCGTCTTGCAGTTCAGCTACTTCCTGCTTGAGGATACGAACTTGTTCTTTATATTCGTTAATCAGTTCTGAATTTTCTGACATCAATTATTTTTTATTGTTCCTAAATACTTGAGTGCCTTTAATTCCAAAAATACTAGCCACTACTAAAATCCAGAGATTAGTGAACCATGATGGAAGTGCTGCAAAATGTTCAAAGAAAATATTTACTTTGTCCATAGCTGCTGGATCATCTGACCATACTGCCCAAGCCAAAATTATAATTGGGAAACTTAAAATTAAAAGACAAAATTCATCCTTGTAATCATTTTGTCTAGCTTCTAAAAGTTTGCCTTGATATTCAGTTTCACCTTTAGCCATTTTAGTAGCTGCCATGTGTTGAGCATCTGCCATAGCCATTTTAGTTTCTTGTCTTTTTTTATAGATATGAGTACCAGCATTTAAAGCTAGTTTAACTGCACTTAACCACATAATGTTCTCCTATAATTTTGCTGACTGCATTTTTTTAGAAAGTTTATTTGCTCTGTTAGGTGTTTGTTTTGCCCATAAAGAGTCTAGCATTTGGAAAGCAGCTTCTCCATAATCTTCATTATCAAGAGCCTTAAACATATTTTTAAATTTGCTAACTCCACCCTCACCGATTTGGTACACCATATTAATAATAACTTCTTTAGCTGTATTATTAATTGGTCTGTCACCAATTAATCTTTCTGCTGCATCTAATGTTCTTTGAAAATCTTTTTCAAAAACAGCTTCACCCTCTGCTTTTGTGTATTCTATCCCATGTTCATAATCGTCATCAGGTAAAACTTTATGACCATAAAAAATGGTATCGAATCCCTCACTACATTTATAAATTTTATTTACATAACCCTCACAGGCTTTTATTTCTTCTTTGACTTCTTCGTACATATACATTCCTCACAAGTACAAACATCACCATCCCAATGATGCAGATGAAACTCTGCTTTACAATGACATTGACAATGACAATCTTTACACTTTTTTTTTCTTCTTGGTTTTGGTTTTGGATAATCAAAAGTTAATACTTCATTTAACTTTTCATTAAGTTTATCAAACCATCCAAATATATTCCCTAATAATCTATCTATCATTCAACAATCAATTTCTTAATTGAGAATGAGCCATCAATATTTTTTTCTAATTCTGCTTTTGTTTTAATACATCTGTATTCAATGTTATCAGATACCTGTCTTGTAGCTTTTCTTTTACCAGACAAACAAGTGCTTAAATCAGGTTGTAATCTTGCTTCCTTAATTTCATTATTTACCAAAAGCAAAAGTGCTATAACAACAGATTCCATTTAGCGACCTACTTTTTTCATGGCTAAACGATGTGCTTGAGTAAAAGTTAAAGGATTTTTTTTTCTTCCCATAGCTTTTCTCATAGCTGTCATGTGTTTAGCAGTATGATGTTTTTTGTGTTTTGCAAGTGTAGTTTTTTGTCTTTTAGTTAGTGCCATTTAATGATTCCCATTTGCTCTTACTTTGTCTTTTAGCTTTTCTAAACTTTCTTTAATTTTTTCAATATCTTTCATAGCATAATTTATATTCACATTATTATTTCTCATTAATTCCATTTCTTCTTGAATACTTTCTACTTGTGATGCTATGTGTTCTAGCAGCATGAACTGTTCTTGGTCAGTTGGTAACTGCTGACTTTTTTTTAATAGATCAGCTTCAAATAATTCTCTGCTTGTCTCCAGGCTACCAATCCTATTTTCTAATTCAAAGAAGCTAATCGTTGCAACAACTGCACCAGCTACTATCATTAAAAGATTCTTTGCAGGTAATTGTATTCCTGTATTTTCTGATAGCTTTATATTTTTCATTAATAGTTACTTGGGTTGCCAAATATTGCTAACAATACAAATAGTATTATTAGAACACCTGTGAAATAGTAATTCATAGTTAGCTCCCTAATCGTTGCCATGATCTACCATGATAATTTTTATTCCTAATTTTTTTTGTTTGGCAGTAGGTGTTCGCCAAATTTTTCTTCTGTAAGATTTTACATTCTTACGAAATGTATTAGTTTTAATGTCTAGTAATTTAATAGTTCCATCAGGAGATACAGCTACTAAATCAAATGGACATTGTGGATCACAAGCTTTTGCTACCCAATAACCTTGTCTAGTTAAATTAACTATTTCTTGGTATTCTCCAATAGTGCCTTTAATGTTTGTACTTAACTTAATAGGTTTGACACCAGGCTTAATAGACTGCTTAAACTTATGGTTAGTATTACCCATGCAATTTTTTTAATAGCTTTAATTTCCAAATCTAAATGGTGTAAGTGATTGTTTGTTATGGTCTCTAACTTTTGATTTATAAGTTTAGTTTCACCTTGTAATTTAATTATATCTATTGAGTTTTTTTGAGATTGAGTTGGCATTAAAACTCCTTATCTGTCATAGAATAAGTTAAAGTTACAGCTCTCATATATTTAATTAATGAAGCTTGATTTTTCCAATTAGCAGCTAACTCTAATAAAGCATCTACACCTTTATCACTAACCATAGCTTCAGCAAGTGCATTAGATGTTTGTGTAAATGTTTTTTGTTTGAAAAATTTATTTATTCTTTGTCCAAAAGCTAACAGTTCATAAGCATCTGAAAAAGTATTATTTTCCATTAACTCTTTCATGTTTATGTTGCCTGATGTGCTAGACCCTACTTTACCAGATTTACCAGAAGCAAGTAATCCTTTACCAAACATATTAACAGAGTTTTCAATATCGCTATATTTAACATTTTTATTTTTTGTTTTTGCTAACTCAAACAACATCTGTGTAAAATTGCTTTTAGTTTGTTCATTTTTCATTATAGAATTATAAAAAATCGTTCCAGTATTTATACCATTCTTCATACCATCTGCTGCTGCAAGATTAAATTTAGATTGAAAATATGTTCTTATTGTATTTTCAAGTAAATTAGGAACTCCACTTTTATTTATAGCTTTTGAAAAATTAACAATATCTGTTTTAGAAAGTTTAGGATCATTTAATGCTTTAAATAATTTACCCATGTTTTCTGGACTTTGTGAAAATTTAGCTTCAGACATACTATTAAATAGTTTAGTCATTGAGCCTTTACTTAAATTATTATTAAAACCAATCATAAACTTCGAATACTTATCATTCGCTTTAACCCAATCTTTATTTGTGGTTAAAGTTGATTTTAAAATTTGACTCATTTCCCCATAAATTTTTCCATCTAAAAGTTTTTCTGCTGGAAAATCTGCATATTGAGAAATATCTCTAAAAGTTCTATAAACATTTTGTACTGTTTGACCATTACCATTAGATTTTTGTAGAATTTTAATTTGTCTTTTTACTAAAGCAATTAATTCTGGTGAGCCATTTCCAGACTCAACAATTTCATTTAATGATTTTACAATTGAATTAACCTCTGATTTTTTAAAATTAAAATTTTTAATTTGATTACCACCATTAATTAACCATGCCTGTTTAGACATACTATCTAATTTAACACCAGCATTTTTCATTTGACCAAATAATTCTAATTCACTCAAAGCTTTATTGTTTGAAATAAAGCCCATCTCTTTTCCCCAATTAGTAATGTAATTTTTTAATGCTTGTGGTCTAGTTTCCCAAAATTTATCTACTACTTTGTTACCTATAATAGCTGACTCAATCGCACCATCAGCTTTAATGACAGAAGATTTACCACTAGCTTCTGATGTTTTTAAAGTCATACCTCTGTCTTTTGTGTATTTTTGCAATTTTTTAGTATCACCAAGATTATCAGGAATAATATGTTTTGTTAAAACAGCAGCATTACCTTTTTTTAAAGCATAAATATCAGCAGCTATATTTGTTACAACACCAACTCCTGTACCAATAGCTTCACTATCAGAAGCATCTGTAACACCTTGTTTAACAACACCTGATACTGCTCCAGTTTTAGCAAGAGTTTGTGCAGCTTTAGCTGACTTACCAAAAATACTACCAACAGCAAATTCACCTATACTTCTTGCATATTCACCAGCTTTTGTATCTGTGTCGTAAGTTAAAAAATTTTCTCTTAAATATTTACCTGGTCTAAATTTATAATTTTCTTTTTTTATTGCATCAAAATAACTTTCTTCCATTTCTTCAGTTTCGTTTTGTTCAAAACCAGCAGCATCTGCTGCTTTCTCAAAAAGAAATTTACCACCTTTATCTAAAGCATCAGTTAGTACAAAAGGTAAATCAATTAAATAAGTTATAGTATCTGCAGCTCCTACTACACTAGATACAACAACATCAGCTCCTGTACGAACAACACCAGCTTCTTCAAAAGTAATATTGTTGTCAGGATTATTGTTATCAACCATTTGATTACTATTTTTTTTATTTTCTATTTGTAAATTTTTAATTTGTTCTTCTTTTTCAAGATAATACTCTGATAATGCTGACATGTATTTTACCTTTTATTTTTTGTTTTGTTCTTCTAAATATTCGTTTAATATAGATTCCCAATCGACACCCTCAAAAGTTAAATTCATAACTCTTTTAGTTTTTTCTATATCCCACAATTTATCATTGGTGTAACTATCTATTAATTCTTTAAGATATTCACCATCTGGTTTTATTTTTGTACTTAAATATTTACCAAACTCTTTACTATAAACTCTTTCACCCTTATCATTAGTTTCGTAAACTTTTCCACCTGTTGCTCTAAATTTTTCTGCATTTTCAATTAATGATTTTTGTATTCTTATTTGATTTTTTATTTTAGCTTTGTATGTAGTCGGTGTATCTTTTTCACTTGGAATTGATTCTTGTAACCAACCTATTTCTTTTTCACCAGCAGCTACACCAGTAATTTCTTTTCTGTAATTGTTAAAATATTGTAAGTTAGTTTGTTGCCACTCACTATAATTTGACAGATAAGCTGCATCTTCTGCATTAAGTTCTTTACCTGCAAAATCTAATGCAAGTAACTTTTCATATCTAACCTTACCACCCAATGTTAAAAACTCATCTTGAAATAAAACTTCCTGTAAAGTAAGATTATTTAATAATTGTTGACCAGACATTATTGTTTGTTCTGTACTACCTTTTGATTTTTTTGTTAATTCAGCTTCACTACCTTTAGTAGTTACAGAAGATTCTACCCAACCATCTTTAATCATATTATCAAAAGTTTTTTGTCCTTCTTTGTTAGTTACATTTACAGTTTTAAAAACACCATCTTTTACTATAGTTTTTGTTTTAAAAGATTTGTCTTTAGCAAAAAGGTATTTACTAACATATTCTTTAGGGAAAGCTCTAAATGCAGCTTTATCTTTTTCAGGAACTTGATCTTCATAATCTTTAATAAATTGTCTTTTTTCTTCTTCATCTTCCATTTTTCTAAACATAGAAGCTGTTTGCATCCCTTGTAATAAACTAGGCAAAGCTTGATTAGGACTACCACCTGACAGTCCTGCTGTTAATAATCCTATTCCACCCAAAACTTCTGGTGAGTATAATAAACCTTTATATTTAGATTCTGCCATTAGATTAATCCTTGTTCATTTAAGTAGTTATAAAAAACATTAGTGTTGTTCATTTGTCTTGCGTAAGTATCATTATAATTATTTCCATAACCATACTGTTGATTAGGTGGAGTCATATTTAAAATGTTAGCCATTTTAGTTTTAGCTGTGTTGTAAGTATTTAAATAATTTTCTGAAATACCAAGATTAGTATTATTTAAGTTGGCAAAATAATTATCAACCATAGATGGTTGTTGTTGTGTTTCACCAACAATATTGGCAGCTAAAGGTGTTAATTGATTAATTGCTTCTCTTTCACCCTCACCAACATTACCAGTTAAAAATCCACCACCATAATTAAAATCACCAGAACCATCAGGGTTATATTTAATTGTTTTTCCTGTATAGCCTAAAGTTTCTAATGCTTTATTATTTTTATAAGTATCAGTAATACCTCTAAACATAGTACCGATAATTCCACCAGAGTTAGCAACAGTACCTAATAAATTATCACTTAAATCTCCTGAAAAAGTTGTAGCATTTTCATCTATTGATGAAGTGTACTTACTATATTCAGTTTTATTTTTAACATTATTAAAAGCTAAATCTAAATTTTCTAAAACAAAATCTGTTTCAATGTCAGATAATTTACTACCTTTTAAATTTGAATTAGATAATGCTTGTAATTGATTTAATGTATCTTTTTTATCTTGCTCTTTAACATCAGGTGACTCTAAATATGCTTCTAGGTTAGCTGTTTGATATTGTTCTGTATCAATAATTCCTGGAGTTTGTTCAATATCTACTAGACCTGTATCTGCATTATATGTGGCATTAGTAATTTCACCTAAACCATATCCTGAATCAATACTAAAAGCATCTGTTTCATAATCAAAATTTTTAGAAATTACTCCTGGTGGTAAAACAGGATTAGGCACTACATAATTATTTCCACCATTATTATTATCTCCAACAAACCCACCACCTGCTGCTGCTTGTTTGCCAACATTAGTTGCATAATCTTCCATATCATCTTGAACAGAATAATTATTATTGTTTCCACTAAAGCCATCATTAGCATCAGCTCCACCATAACTTTGTTCTCTACCAGAATTATTTTGTGATGAATCATAGCCACCCATTCCACCATAATTATCTTGAGGTGGATATGCAAATATCCCTGACTCTGTTGGTGTTTGTTTTCCACCTGCAGCAACTAACATATCTCTTTCGCCTGGAGTTATGTAAGCAAGAAAATGATTTTCTGGTGCTTCCTCATTTAACAATCCAGCATATTCTTTTAGATTATTCATAGATTATAAAATTATTGAAATAACAAATAATAAAGTTAGACCTAAAATATATTTAGATGTTCTTCTATCAATATCACATTCAATATCGTAAATTATTTTTTTTATCTTATCCATTTAATTATAAAATTATTGCAATAATTAAAATTACAACAGCAACTGCTATTGCTTTCTTATGTTCTTCCACAAAATGTGGAATGTGTTCTTTTAGTTTCATTATAATAATCCCCCTAAAAATCCTAAACCACCACCAATTAAAGCTCCTGGAACTCCAAATTTAGATCCTATCAATGCACCACCCATAGCAGTAGTTACTGGATTAGCAGATGTTTGTGTAGTTCCTGATTGTACTGGAAAGCCAGATGCAATAGGATTCACAAATCCACTATATTGTTGTAGAGCTTGTGCTGGAGCTAAATTTTGCTGTCTTTGAATATTTTCTAATTGCGCACCAACTTGTGTAAGTCCTGGTGCAGAACCTGCTATTCCCAATTGTCTTGCTCTTTCTCTTTCATATTGATCAAAAGCATAAGGTAATGCTTCTTGAGTAATACCAGATAAAATTTGTTGTTGGTTCATAGGTGAGCCAGGTGTTCTACCAGCTCCACTAAATTCAGTATTTATTGATGTTGCAATATCATTAGCAGCACCTTGTAACATCGGAGATAAAAAAGGATTTAAATATTTTCCAGATAAAGTGTCTGCAAGTTGAGTATTAGCAGCATTAGCCATAACTTCTTGTTGAGCTAGTCCAGCAGTTGTCTGCGAACTTGGAGCTACATAACCTGATGCTTGTACTCCTTGATTATATAAATTACCAGCTTCAGATATAATCTGATTTAATGCTGGTTGAGCTGGTGCGTAAGGATTTACAGATTGATTCTGTACCTGACCACCACTTGATCCACCACCGAATGACATTATTTATTCTCCTTTTTAGTTTTTGTTATTAGTTTTTCTAAAACTACATGAGTTTGTTTGTAATTAAATTTTTCCATAATTTTTTTCCAACCTTTTCTTGCTATTAATTCCATGTTTGTGCAATTATTATCTAAAGCAAAATCTTCTAATACACTTATTAGATGTTGCCATTTTTGTCTTTGTCTGCCTGTAACTATAAATATATTACAAGATTGTATTAATTTTCTTTTAACTATTTCTGTAACTACAACTCCATAATATTTTTCAAGTGTTGTAGATTTATCTTTATCCCAAATAACCCAAAGCTGCATTTTATTATCTTTAACACAATCATAAACAAATTGTGCATCTGTATGATTTCCAGAAAAAGATAGAGCTTCACTTATGTCTTTTTGAACTAAAGACCAAACATCATCTAAATTAGATGATGGTATATTTACTAATTTCATTAAGTTATATTTAAGTAACTTATTCCTATATTAACATTATCGTTGGTACTAACAGTTGCTTTTAAAATATCAGAAGATTCTAATACTAAAGGCATTGTTAATATTTCAACAGATGAGTTAGCTGTAAGTGATTGTGTATTTAGTATTGTAGCTTCAACACTATTAGAATTATCTAATACATCAAAAGATATTGTTGGTGTGTTACCTGTATTATTTGTAACTCTTATAGATTTAATTATAATTGTATCTTTAGTTCCTGCAGTCAGAATTGATGTTTCTGTTTGTGTTGATAAATTGACACCTAAAAATTTATATGAGTTAGCCATAATTATCTAGCAGTAGCTGGTATTGAAGCACCTACATTAGCCACTAAAGGTTCTTCTGCAAATGCCATGAAGATGTATGTTGTTCCTGAAGCATTTATTCCACCATCTGATGAAGTAGCTTTAAAACCATTTGAGAGTAAATCTATTCTATTTACTGTTGCTTCTGCATTACTTAAATCAGGATGCAAAATTTCATTTTCTGGATTAAATCCTTGTCTTTTATTATCATGTATAAACCAATTTTCAGTACCACTAGATTTTTTATAAATTATCATAGCAGGTTTAAAACCAGTATAGACAAACGCACCATCAGCATTTCCATTACCAGTATAACTTCCAAATTTTGAGTAGCCTTTTTTTTCTGCAAAACAGTAAGCAATCATACTATTACTATTATTATGAAAACCAGTATTTGATACTCCAAAAACTGAAGATGTAAAACCACCAGTACCCCAATAATTACCATAAGTATCTTGAGCAGCATTAGTGTTTAAATTAACATATCTATCATTTTCGTTACCACCTGTTAAATTTTTATGCCAACTAGCCCAGTTTGTAGAATCATCTCTTGATTTAGTAATTACCATTGCAGGTTTTACTCCTAGTCCATGTCCTATGGTTGCATTAGCAGACGCTTCGTATTTAACAATACTGAACCCTGCTGTTGTATTTACTGAAACTGTAGATGTTATACTTCCATCTGTATTAGCTGAACCTGCACCATTTGCTTTCCAATTCCATGATGTGTATGTTTGACCAGATTCGTTTATTGCACCCCAAGATGATGTACTAAAACCATCACTATCAAATGAAGTTAAACCACCTCTTACTGCATCAAAAACAAAATGAGAAGATGTTGATGTTCTTTCTTTACCCCAAACCCAATCTGGTTGAAAACCAACACCTGTAATTGATTGTGTGCTTCCATTACCTGTGTAAAGTTTAGTATTAAAATATAAGCTAGGTTTTGTAATTGATGCGTATGCCATTAGTAATTCTCCTTATCCATAAGTGTTAATATTCTTTGTATTTAATGCGTAATATCCTGATGGACAATCGTACTCAAACAATGAGCCATTACCATTTGAACCTGCAGAAGTTATAGCTGTAGTACCAAAAAATCCATTACCGAAGTTAAATGAATAAACATAAGCCCTATTTGATGACCTGTCTGCTGTTGATGGAAAATAAAAACCTAACTCTGTATCATCTGGGTCTGCAATAGAAAAACCATTTGAATTTCCACCAGGATTTCCACTATTAGTCCAAACTCCATTAACACCAAAATAAAGTTTATTATTATCTAAATCAAATGCACACATACCTATTTGTCCAATGGTATTTAATATTGTTGTACCATAATTAGTTGAGCCATTATTAGCTTGTACTGTTCCATTAGAACCATCATAATTATAACTATAATCGTATTGAGCATATCCAGCATTTTGCTGACCTGCTGGTATTTGAGAACCCGATATACCAAAAGGCATACCTGGAGATGTCTGTGGATTATGACTTATAAATTTAGCTTCATAATACCATTTACCTTTATTAACACCTAAAGTACCATATCTAATATTATAACCTGATTGGTCAGATGAAAAAGTAGTATTACCATTTGACATAGTTGCATTATTACTTAAATCCATTCTATATAAAGGATTAATTGTGCAATAAACATTTGATGGTGTATCAAGTGCTTGTTTTAAATCTCCATTAACTGTAAATGTGTTTGAGTTACCAGAACTATCTGTACCCATAGCACCAGAGTTTTCCATTTTTAAATGATATCCATTATTACCCCAAGTAACACCAGTTGGCGATTTAAATTTCCAAATACCAGATGTAGAATCTGTTTGACCAAATACAGTTGGTGCTAATGCTTGACCATCAACTTGTGCAACATGACTCATATAACCATTAAACATAGTTTGAAAACCACTAACACCACCAATGTGATATGTTCTACCAGTTCTATTTATTCTTGGTAAATAATTTTGTGCTATATTATTTGTATTTGTTGAAAAAGATGTTTGTCTTTCCCCATTAATATACATTTTAAACCTATCTGCTTGTGTGCTATCAGTAGTGTCAAAAGCAATCATAAAATGATACCAACCATTTAAATCTCTACAAAGTCTATTTGTAATTATACTTGCTACAGTTCCAGAACCATCAGCTTCATACCAACCTATTTCAGAACTATTACGAAGATATAAATAAGAATGATTAGAGCCATTTCCATACTCTCCAAAAAGCCATCTATCTGTTCCACTACCACCTGGTACTTCACTTATTTTTATCCAAGCTGAAACTGTTACTTTTGTTCCTAAAGTTGGTGAACCTGTTGTTCTATTTAAATAACTGTTTGCCATAATATTATCCTAGTTAAACTGTC